TGGGATGCAGACGATAAAGAAAAATCAAATTTTAAAAAGCCAAATAATCCAAATAGAACCGGTAGAGATACCGTTAAAGCGTTGGCACAAAGAGGCATGCAATCTAAAATGAATGTTCAAGAAGTTGCAGAATTTATTCACAGTTTTTATGACCGTGATTCAGGCACATTCCCTAAAGGCCCAGAAGGCGTTGCTATTATGGTAGGTAAGAAGTTTGGCGAACAAGCAGAACACGTTGCTCGCAAGATGGTAGAAAGAATGGCTCCACAACAGCAAGATCCGCAGATTGCAGAATTGGCTCGTATTAGAGAATTAGCAGGCTATTAAAAGTTTCGTCGCAGTTAGAGTCTAGTTAACTCTATTAGAAAGGGCACTTAGGTGCCCTTTCTTTTGACTCCACAATCATAATGTAATACTATTTTAAATAAATATTCTGTAGAAGGTCTACACACATAATCTAAAGGAGCGTCAAATGGCGACAGAAATAGAAAATTTACAGGCACAGATAGACGATATCAAAGCCAAACTTTGTGCAGTGGGCACAATACTTAGTGATTACTGCAAAGTTCCAGTAGTAGAAATTCCAGCTGGTGCATTTGTACATATTGATGGTACAAAAGGCAATGCCAATGACCAAACAGGTCACGGTTATAATGCTGTAAATCAAGGTGCTGTATACGATGCGGCTGCTAAGGCCTGGAACTTTACAGGTAGTATGACAGCTTGCCAGTCATTGGAAATCAATCCAAGAACTACTGTTACAAGTATTCCTGGCATGAGTCAAGCAGACTTTGACAAGTTGGCTGTAGGTTCACGAAATCTTTCATCTCAAGTTGGAACAGAACAAAAGCCACGCACATTCTTAACTTGGGTCAAGTTCAAACCATTCACATTTAGCAATATTGATCCAGACGGTGGTAGCAAGCGTTATCAGTATGCTATTGGTTTTGGTCGCAATGAAAGTGGATACCAGTGGTCATTAGGTTCTACTGCTGACTGCAAGCCATTAATCTATACTGGTATGGAATCGAGCAATAAGGATCGTGCTTTAGGTCTAGCACAATTACCAGCAGTTACTGGTGTATCTAATGCAACTCAGTGTGTTGATCAAGCATATCCTGATCAGTGGATTTTAATGACTGCTACTGCCACAGACATTGGTGGTAGAAGAGGCAAGGTAACTATTGTTATTAATGACAACGAGAAGACAGTTTCATATGACACCGGATTGCCTATGGCTACTATTGGAGATAAATTCTTTATTGGTAAGTTCTGTTGTCCAGATGGAAGCGGAGCACATTCTTTCCAAGGATTGAATGGTTCAGTTGGTACTGTTACAGTTTACAACAGGGTGTTAACACCTGCCGAAATCAAACAGTATTACGATGCTACTAAGGCAGCTTACAAAGGCAAATAATATTTGCCAGTATTAAAAAGGACCTTCGGGTCCTTTCTTTTTGGTTATATTGTTTGTCAACGAATTCTCTGGCTACCGCGTTGTATATATATGCAAGAAGAAAAACATCTAGACTGTTACAGTGATTTGAAATCGAATAAAAACGATCGCGAACCACAGTCATCGCCAATGTTGCCTACGTCATATGATTGGAGATATTCAAACTGTGATGAAAGGCGTACAGGGCCTTGCCGCAAAACGGATGTTAAAACTTTAGGCATATTTCATTAACCTCAAAGGAACTTAAAATGAAAAACGCAATCGCAATCCTCGCCACAGTGTTCGCAGTATCCGCTTTCGCCGCAGAACCAGCTAAAGCACCTGCTACACCAGCTCCTGCAGCCACAGCACCAGCAGCTACTACTTCTGCTCCAGTAGTTAAGAAGCAAGAGAAGAAGCCTGCAAAAAGTACTCCTGCCAAGGACGAAAAGGCAGCAGCACCAGCTGCTAAGCCAGCATCGAAGTAATTTTGGTCTAGATGATTCGGACGATGGTGGTGCAGATGAGATTGATTTTCATGTCGCTTATCGTCGTCCGAGCATTGTTGATCGGTCTATAGTCTATGACTTAGATGACGACAGTGAATTACCTACACACATTACAGAGAGACTTGCTCAAATAAGGGCAATGGCACTGGAAAAATATAAAGAAGTCCATGGTTAAGTCCTGGACTTTTTTATTGGCAAAATTAATTTCTTTTTTGATAGAAAAACATTTGACTTTGCTAAATAAAAAGCGCATAATAAAACATGTGCATAAGGCATATAAAACATTTTAGGCATAACATAGGAGGCATTTAAAATGGCAACTCTCGCAGAAATCCGTGCTAAACTTCAAGAAGCACAAACAAAATCTTCAGGAAACTCCACCGGCGGTGGCGACAACGCAATTTACCCACATTGGAACATGCCAGAAGGCAAAGAAGCAGTAATTCGTTTCTTACCCGACGGCAATTCAGCAAACACATTCTTCTGGGTAGAACGTGCAATGATCAAATTACCTTTCGCAGGTATCAAAGGCGAAACTGACAGCCGTCCGGTTCAAGTGCAAGTCCCTTGCGTTGAAATGTACAATGATGGTACAGTTTGTCCAATCCTTAGCGAAGTGCGTGGTTGGTTCAAAGACAAGGCACTAGAAGAAATGGGTCGTAAGTATTGGAAGAAACGTTCATACATTTTCCAAGGCTTTATTGTGGAAGATCCGTTGAAAGAAGATACAACTCCAGATAATCCTATTCGTAGATTTATCATTGGTCCTCAAATCTATCAAATCATCCGTAGTGCATTGATGGATCCTGAGTTGGAAGAATTGCCAACAGACTTCATGCGTGGCGTAGACTTCCGTATCGCTAAAACAAGCAAAGGTGGCTTTGCTGACTATTCTACATCAAAGTGGAGCCGTCGTGAACGTGCTATCGCTGATGCAGACAAGGCAGCTATTGAAGCTCACGGTTTGTTTAACCTAAGCGATTTCCTACCTAAGAAGCCAACCGATGTTGAGCTCAAGGTAATGAAAGAAATGTTTGAAGCGTCAGTAGACGGTGAAGCATATGACATGGATCGTTGGGGTCAATACTTTAAGCCAGCCGGTATGGGCCAGGCTACAGGTGATCCTAATAAAGCCACAAGTCGTGCAGCCGCTCCTACACCTGCCCCAGCAGTAGATGAGGAAGATGCTCCGTTTGATACAGCACCAGCGGCCAAGGCTGCTGCTCCTGCAGGTGATGCAGGTGCTAGTCGTGCCCAAGACATCTTGGCTATGATTCGCAATCGTAACAAACAGTAAACGCCAATAGAGTACGAGCCCTTGCTCGTACTCTCTTTCATTGTAGGAGAATAATAATGGCAACAGTAAAATCAGTAAAATCATTTAGCGATAAGCTAACAAAAATTAATGAATCATATACTATCAATCGGTATGACAACGGCTTTATGGTAGAGGCAGGTGGTCGCAACAAGAAAGGCGACTATGTTAATGCTAAGATTCTATGCAACACATTAGATGAAGTACTGGCTCTAGTTAAAGAAGCCGGTGAAATGGATTTGGACGTATAATATGGCTAAAGCATTTGATATTAGTAAATTTAGAAAATCAATTACTAAGAGTATTGAAGGACTTAGTATTGGCTTTAACGACCCTACAGACTGGGTTAGTACAAACAACTATGCATTAAACTATCTTATCAGCGGTGACTTTAACCGAGGTATTCCTCTAGGTAAAGTAACTGTGTTTGCTGGAGAATCAGGTGCAGGTAAAAGTTTTATCTGTTCAGGCAATCTAGTCAAGAACGCACAGAAACAAGGCATTTATCCAATCTTAATCGATACAGAAAATGCTCTAGATGAAAAATGGCTACATGCTCTAGGCGTAGATACAAGCCCTGATAAACTGTTAAAGTTGAATATGGCCATGATTGATGATGTGGCAAAAACCATTGTTGAGTTTATTGCAGAATATAAAACAATGAACGAAGAAGATCGTCCTAAGATCCTTTTTGTTATTGATTCGTTGGGTATGTTGCTGACACCAACAGACGTTAATCAGTTTGAAGCAGGTGACTTGAAAGGTGATATGGGCCGTAAGCCTAAGGCATTGACC